GCGGCGTTTGAAAGGACAAAATCAGTTGCCGAAAGTCATCAACGGGGTAAAGTTCAAAGACGGAATCGAAGTCGCGTCCGAAATCAAATCCGCCGCTTGATTCACGCCGTCACCCAAAATCCCGCATAGCTCCCGTTGCGGCGCACGGAACCAGGCGCAGCGCAATCAGGGAACGAAGGTTTCAGCCCGTCGTCATTCCGAGATCGATGACCACAGTCACCGTCGAAGATACCGACCCGAAATCATCCCGCTCGGCGACGACCTGGTTGACCAGTCCGTAATCCATTGCTGCGCCGATGGATAAAGCTGCGGCGACCGGCCCTATCGCGCCCGTTCCCTGAATGGTGTAGGGATAGGCGATGCAAGTCGAAAGATCCTGCAAGCCGCCGCCGAAAATATTGAAGCTCTGGAATTTCAAATAGATCGCTGTTCCGATCTGGGCGGCGGCAATATCATATTGCAGAATGGCCGAATCGAGCAGGCAGAAGGTCCCGCCGCTCGAATGAGACGACGGGTTCGATCCATCGAAATCTCGGAAGAGGCCGGTCAGATCATATTTGCTCGCCGCCGTCAGCGTGGCCGTCGTATAGCTCAAATATTCTCCGTCCACATAACAAAGTGCGACGCCCGCCGCCGCGCTCGCCGCCGTCGTGGAGGCGAGTGCGCCGCCGCTTCCCGTGAGATCCACGCTCAACGTGTTGACGGCGTCGGGATTGTTTCCGGAAAAGCCGGGAAGTAGAGCGGAAAGCACGCCTTGCCGCGCAGGCGCTCCGATGCGCGCGACCTGCGCATAGGAATTGCCGTCGAGTGACGCCCAGATCGCGCAGCCGCCCCAATTAGGATCGCCATTCTGGCCACTCGCGCCGATCCATAGTTGGGGAATATTTCCGGTCAAACTCGGCGGGGGCTCGATGATGAACGGCGCATTGACCGGTTGCGGCGCAACGGAGCTGTCCGGAACCCCATTTGATTTAGCCTGCACGGGATATTGCGCGGAAGTCGCCACGCCTTGCGGAAACTCCTCCGCGGTTACAGTCAGCGCGCCATCGACGTCCTCTTCAATTTCGACAATGCGAACAATCGTCTTGTTCAATCCCAGCGCCGGATCAGTCAGCGTCACCAAATCCATTGGATCGAGCAAACAGAATTCCATGGACAATTTGAAGACGAATGTGTTGCGGATATAAAGACCGCGCTGCAAAATCAATTGCGCTACTGTTTGTCCCACTTGAAGATCGCAGATTTCATGCGCCGTGACTGTCGAACCGGCGCGACGGCCAAATCGGGTAATCGCCGACTGGTCGAAAGCCACAATCGGACCCGTGTTATAAGCGTCCGCCCGAACCTGGATTTCAATCGCCTGCTCATTAAAGGCCGAATATGGATCGGAACGCGTGATCTTGACCGGATCCTCGCCCTCCGTGTGCAGAAAGTCCTCGTCGTTCAGGTCGTAAACGGGCGTGAGATTCGGCGTCCATGTCTTCTGCGACGTCGCTGAACCGCCAGCCACCGCACTGTCGCCATAGGGAATGATTTTCAACAGGCCGCCCGACCAAACCGCTGTTGAATTGGTCAATTGCAGCCATCGCGATAAAATCGAGGAGGCTGTCTCCTGCATATTCAGCACCGGACTGAAAGCCAAATAATTGACCCAGCAATAAGTCTGGTAGGAGGAATCGCCAAAATTGACGAAAAGGGACGCCGCGTCGATCGAGGCGCCAGGAAAGCCGACCCCATATTGCGGGTTGGTCAGAAAGTCGGAAATTACTTGCGCCGGATCCGCATCCAGACCGTTGACCCCGGTGCCGTGCAGAATGCCAAAAACTTCAAAATTATTGTCCCCAACGCTGGCCGACGCGCCCAAATCATAATTCGAGTTGCTGACATAGGCGACGCCGGGATAGGTCAGCGCCTGGGTCGGATAAGCGGCGGCCAGATAGGACCAAACGCTTTGCGGCGACGAACCGCGAAACAGACTCAAGCCCAGGGACGCAAGATTGAATGCTGTCGTCGATGTCTGCCAGATATTGCCGATGCCGGAGATCGGGCCTTCTCCAATTCCCATCATGATCGCGCAACTATAGCTGTAGCTGGACGGTGTCCCGCCTCCTCCCCCTTTGCCACCGCCCTTGCCGCCTGAAGAGTTCGGATTCGCGCGAAAATTCTCGTACCAAAAGCAATTCGGCGCGAGAATATTGGCGCCGTAAGTAATCGGAACCGGCACGCTGCTCGATGTCGTCTGAACCTGAAGGCCGGAATATTTGGTGATCTGGGTATTGGTGTTCCCAGCGCGCAGAAAGCCCATTACGCCGCCGCCTTTTTCGCCCAGATGGAGAAGAACGCCAATTTGCGCTTGGGGTCCGTGAGAGCTGGATTCTGCTGGAGGCCTTCCTCGACGACGCAACCCGCGTCGTGAGAGGCGTGAACAATCGAGACCGGATCGACACAAGTCACCACGCCGCCATGCGAATAGGAGCGGCCATAACGGAACAAGGCGATGTCGCCCTGCTGCGGAGCCGCGACGCTTATGCAGCGTTCAGTGAAAAAACTGAGATATTTCTCGTTATCGCGATGCAGCATCCAGTCTGGATCATAGGGCCGCGGATCGAAAGGCGACACCAGTCCGAGATCGACAAAAACGCGCACGATCAACATGCCGCAATCGACGCCGGCGCCCCGCACGTCCGCGCAATTGTGATAGGGCGTCAAAATCCATTTTCGCGCCTCCGCCACGACGCAATTTCTCTCGTCCAACTGGCGCTGTTCGCCTTCGGTCATGAAAGGACTCCTATTTACCGCCTTTGCCACCGCCGGAAGCGACCGATGAGAGCGGACCGGTCATGATTTGTGGCGGGGGCACGAAGGGGAAGCCTCGAAACTGGCCAAGATTGTTGAATCGGCTCTGGCACGTCGCCATCGTGCGATCGCAGCCATAGGACGCCGAAAAGCCGTCGCCGACCCCGGGCGCATTGGGCAAGGGATAGGCCAGCAGTAGCCACCCCACGCCAGCGGCTTTGATCGTCGCCGTAGCGCCTGTATTGGCGCCGGAAGTGAATGTGATCGTCCCTTGCTGGTAGGCCGCCGTTGCGCCCGCCCACGTGATTTGCGTAGACGTCGAACCTGCGCCCACCGTTCCCGTCGTAGAATAAGTTCCCGCGACGACGCCGCAATTGCCATCGTAAAGTACGTGCTGACAATTGGCCTGGTAAACATTGCGCGGCATATCGACGTCGAGCAGGACGAGGTCGGAAGCCACCGTAACTTGCGCGCTGGTTCGACCGATCGCGTCGATCTGCGCAACCCGCCCCTTGAAGAGAATGACCGAGCCAATAGACGTCGTTCCCCAGGCTGAAAAAAACGCCTTTTCACGTTGAATTTCGGCGCCGTCAAGAAGCCCCTGTTGCAGGGCCTGGAGAAACGGAACGCCGCCGATCGTGTCGGTTGACCGCGCGAACAATGCCACCTGCTGGCTATCGACGTTGACGCCGCATGACGAACGATATTTCAATCCGGCGATCAAGACCGAATTGGCGAGATAGGTATATCCGTTGAGCGCGACGGAAATGTCGAGATCCGTATAAGTCAGCACCGCGCCAGTGGTAAGCCAGATCGTAAAACACTCGGCCGTCAGCAAAGGCGCATCGGCGGTCGGTCGCAAAGCGTTGAGATAGCCGACAAGTGCGGCGGGGGCAGTTTTCATTCAGCGCACCTGACGAAATTTAAGGCTCTTCGCTCGCCACAGGCCGGACATGAAGTTTTCAAACTCAGCCTGGTCCTCAACAAAACGACATTGGAAAGCGTAAGCAAAAGTCGCGGCTATGGTCGCACCGCTCGCGGGTGCCGAGGCGAAGACAATCGTATTGGGCGCGATAAAAGTGTAGCCGGTCGGGGCGCTGTTCACGATGACGCTCGAAATCGAAGTGACATAGGATACAGGCTCGAAATAGCCGCCAATCGCGCGACCAAATGTGAAGCTCTGCGTCGATCCGTCGCCGGTCGCTATGACCTGATTGGCGGCTACATTGTCCACCGGATCGACATAAAGGAAGGTTCCACACTGACCGCCGCAGGCGAGCCAAAAACCCATCAGGCTTTGTAGCGATTGCGCTTGAAGTCCGACGTTGCCGCCTGAGGAATCAAGCGCATCAAACGTCAGCTCAAACTCATAGAGCGCATGAGCGTAGAGGCTGACCCGGACTTCGCGTCCCGAAGAATGCGACGCCACGCGCGTCGAAAACGTCGGCGTCTTCTTTACGCTCCACCCCTGACCGGGCAAGCTCGGTAGAGTCGCGAGACTCACGCGCGCACCGTTTCAAGTTTGAGATTTTTACAATTCCAGAACCCGCTCATGAATTGCTCCAGATCTTCCTTATCGCCAACGAAGCGCGCGAGATGCGCCGCTGTGAAATCCAACGTCAGCACGGCGCCAGAGACTGGCGGCGCCACAAAATTGATCGTCGCCGGTAGGATCGACACGCTGTAGCCGGCTGCACCCAGGGCGACGCCGTTCAGATAGACGGTTGGGGAGCCGATCAAGGCCTGAACAGATTCGCCAAAGCCGCCGACTTCCCGTTGAATCGAAAAGACCTTCATTGCGCCATCGCCAATTCCAAGCGGCGCTCCTGAATAGACACTCGACTCGGAAGGCGGCGCAAAAAGGAATGGTCGCGTCTGACCCGCGTTCGAACCGATAAAGCCGATGACCTGTTGCAATTCGGCAGTTTCCGCATTGGCGCGCAAGAAATCGAAAGTCAATTCGATGTCGTAAAGGGGGCTGGTCATGCATGCGGCGCGGGTCTCACGCCCGGACACATGAGCGAGGGCGCGGGTCAAGAAGCGCGGGGCATATTTGATGTCCCACGCCTGACCGCTCAAGGTCGGAAAGGTTGCATAAGTTCCAGGATTCGGCGGAGCGTCCACGGTGGGCGGATTGATCGCCGGCCCCTTGCCATCGATCCAATTGCCGGTCGCCCAGTCGCCGCCGTCGCTCCACGCTCCGGCTTCGAGCGGAAAGGCCGGAAAAGGCCTGGCATCCCAATTCCATGCGCAACAAAAAGGCGTAAAAATCAACGGAACGCCAGCGGAGGAAGTTTCGAGGTTTGTCCCAGCGCTCCAATAGTCATGCACCGCCTG